CTTTTTTTTGGCTGTTTCACACATTTTTTTCTCAACTTCAAAACCGTATGCACTGCGATTCAATTCAGCTGCAGCTCTTAACGTGCTGCCACTACCTGCACATGGATCAATTACAACATCTCCCGGGTCGGTAAAGATTTCAATCAGGCGCCTTAGCACTGGTATCGGCTTTTGTGTGGCGTGAATTTTAGGATAAGCATTATCAACTATCCAAGGGAAATGATCTACAATCATACGCCCATCATTGTTGAATTTGGGCAGCTTATCACAATACAACACCAGGGCGTATTCGGTAGCTCCCACAATCTTCATATTTGCTTTTAGCACTTGTGAACTCGTTTTTTTGTTAAAAGTCAATGGAAAGGCGTGTTTAAAGCCTTCTTTCTTCGCCTGTTCTGCTAGCATGTTGATTTGCTGCCAACCACAAAACACGATCATAGCTGGAGCCTTGCCAACTTCCTTTGGTTCTTTTTTTAAAAGCTTTCTGGCAAACTTCATGAAGTTAATAACATTGAAGTTTTCATCACGATTAAACGCCATAGAGTTCGCATTCTCACTTTCTCCGTTTTTGCCGTCTCCCCCAACATACCAATCTGAACGACTGGCGTAAAAATTATTTCCGATATTGTAAGGGATATCTGCAATAATCAATTGTGCCTTCGGTATGTTGTACCTTTTAAAATTTTCAAAATTATCGTTATATAGTTCTACTTTAGTTTTGATTTCTCTCTTCATCATTTTTCAATTCCTTTACTTTAATTTCAACTTCTATTCTTGGCTCATCTGAGTAATATTTGTCAATTTCTTCGTGAACGATCATCGCGTCATCTGCCCATAAAACACCGTTTAAGGCGTCTTCAAACGACTTAAGGTAATTAGACAGGTCGGGCTTTACAATTGGTCTGCGTGCTCCTGAGACCCGTCTATCGTGTTCTTTCTTAGATACATTCTTTTGAACCTTCCGATAAAAAGCCACCTTGAGATAAATCTCACCTTCAAGTGGTGCATCATGATACGTTTCTGCTGCCAATGCTCGCAACTGTTTCTTGAATTTAGCCGTTTTAGGTGGATCATACATTCGAATAAATTTGCCACGCCCTGTTGCTCTAGGCCGTTCTTGTTGCTGTGGTTCAATGTTGAATATCAATTCCATGTTTCTCTACCTCCTTGAAGCCCATATAACGTCGTTTAAGACGTTTAACGTGTTTTTGGTATATTTATACTAGGACAGGTTTTAAATTGCTCTAGCATACCTTTTTGCGCGTCTGGTGTGCTCTTTTTTCAATATGTTATCGCCCTTGTGGTTCAATGTTGAATACTATCTTCATTTGTCCGCATACAACCTTTTATTTAGTATATTTAGTGGCTTTTTCTTTGAATTAATTTCTTCTGAAATTTCATCTCCACGCTTGGCGTATCCTCCTACATAAAGGCTCTTTTCGTTATCTTTTGAATATCCAACGTCCTTACTAATTCGCATTGTGTTTCTATTTGAATACGTTATTCCGTTCATAGCTGCCTCCTTAAATCTTGATTCCATACTTTCTTGCAAGTTCTCCTATCTCTCCTAAAAGTCTAGTCCTTTCAATTTCCATACCTTGCTTAATATACTTATGCTTTAAGAATTCCTGTGCTTTGTTCTCACCTTCTGCATCAAGCAATCGTTCAAACGTTTCTTTATCAGCCTTATAATAAGCATCCTTGATCTGTGCTAACATATCCTGCTGACCTTGTTCATATTTATCAATCATGCAAATCTTCCTCCTTATTTTCTCTTAGTTCTTCAAAAACTGAACCATCGCTATACGACAAGCCCCTTAAAACATCAGCTTGTAAACGTCTAGCCTCTTTAATCTCATCTTTAAATCTAGCTTGATTAAAATTTCTAAATTCAACGTTCATTTGCTCTCTAGCCATTCTTAGTAAACCGATAGCCATATCTAGTTTTTTCTTGTTGTCCATTCCTAGCCCTCCATTTGTCTTTGTGCTTCTTTACTCACAATCAAGTAAGGCCTTGTATTGTGTATCAACTCCACAAGTTCCACTTCTTGGCCAACCTTAAGCACAGGCTTGTTTTCAAACAGATAACGGAACTTGACTCCTCCGATCGTGTATGTGATTTCGTTATAGTCTAGCATCATCTTTTCTACTCTCATACTGCAACGCTCCTATAATCCTTTATACTGTCTTTAAATAAAATATAATTACCTCTTGCGTGTTTTCTAAGCCTTGATATAGTTTGTTCACTGTAAAGATTGACTAATTCTTTAGGTGGAACATTAGTAGTGACAATCACGTCTTTATCTTCCCTAAACCGCATGATTTCATTAAAGACTTCCTTGTTCCAACCACTATTCATTTGGCTTTCTGTCCCAATATCATCAACGATCAATAAATCCGCTTGCTTAGCTTTATGAATAGCCTTATCTACTTTTTTACGTGCCTCACTGTCGTTAATTCCTAATCTTTGAGTAGATACAAGCAATGGATAGTCAATGAATACAACGCTCCTCTTATATCCGGTCAAGCGCCATACTTCGTTGATAATAGATACTGCTATTCTTGTTTTACCGCGTCCTGAACTTCCGGAAAATAACGAATGTACTGGACTATGTTGTGGCTTTGATATCCTGTTAGCTATATCTTTAGCAATTCTGGCGACTTCCTTGATATCGTTTGAATAAAGATTCAAGTTATTAAACGTTGCCCCCATCATCTTTAGGCTTGGCAAAATAGAATTGTCTAAGAATGCTCCTGTAGCTTTGTTTTTCTGGGCCTCTACGCTCCACGTTTCTTCTGTATTGTTTTTCCTTAAGTTTCTGTCGCTGTATGCACAAGTTGGACACGTTGGTGGAACTGTTTGCTTCGCTTTAGGCACTAGCAACTTACCCCCACATTGTGGGCAATCTCCAACTTCAATAAATATTCTTTTCATCATTTGAGAAAAAATATCTCCTGTTGTTTTAATCGCCAAAAAATCGCCTCATTTCTTCTTCTTCGGATAGATACGTCCATTGTTTGGCATCATATCCAGCAGCATTACCTTTTTTAGCTTGTTTGTTATATTTGCTTTCTTTGTTCTTCTCAAATCGTTCTTGATCTGCTTTCAAATCCTCAATGTTGTATATACGGTTGTCATACCAACGCTTTAAAATTGCTTTGATATAACTGATACTCCTAACACCTTTATCAAGTGCCATTTTGATTGACTCAAGTATCATTTCTTTAGGTTGTTTAGATACTTCTGACCAATCTTCATAAATAGCTTGAATTTCTTCATAGAGATAAGGGGATAGACTGCCAACGTTTGACTCCCAAAACTCATATATTGATCCAATTTCAGTTGGTCCAGTAGTAGTAGTTATATTATTATTAGTATTGTTATTATTAGTATTGTTATTATTAGTACTTGTTAGTGTGCGATTTTCCAACATACGATTATCCAATATAGGATTTTCGCATATAGGTTTTTCGCATATAGGTTTTAACATGGAGTTGTCAGATAATACCCATTCATTTCCTTTAAATTTGCCTTGCTCGCCTCTTACTCTTTGGCGTTTTAAATACCCTTGTTGTTCTAACTCTTTCAATCCACTTTTTAGGCTAGATAATCCGTCTGTTGAATGCCTTGCGACTTCCGATTCGTAAAAATCCCATTCATCATTTTGGGACCAAAGATAAGCAAACAGCCCTTTAGCTTTCCATGATAAATTTGTGTTGCTTAGTACTGCATTATTAACTATTGTAAAGCCCTTCTGATATCGTTTCTTTATTCTCATTTCTTACCATCCCTTTCCATTCACTTAATAGCTTGGCCCCTTTGCTACTATTGCATCTTCTACAAGCCATAACTAAATTTTTATCTTCGTTGTTCCCACCTTTAGCTATTGGAATAACATGATCCACGCAAGTATCAGAAGCTTCTAGAGTTAATTGCTTACCACAATACGCACATTTACCGTTGCATTTTTTCAAAAGTCCTCTTTCTTTTAGGCTTTGAAATTTTAGGCCTTTTTCCTTTTTCATAACCAAATTAACATGGTATTCGTGCAATGCTTTATTGTATAAGCTAGATTCTTCTGTTGAAAATACTCTTTGATGTTTGAACTTATTTATAATTTCTATGCAATCCATTTCTTTTCACCTCTCTAATGGGCTTCCCACCCATCCGGCATTGTAAGTTCACTGACTTGTTTTCTAAAAGATTATATCTTTACCTTCGTTTTCTAGGATAAAGCTGGATAGCTTTTCTTGTGCAGCTTCCAATTTTGGTAGCCAAGCTTCAAAATTCTCTTTCCCTAGATCTACTGGCACTCCTCCTTGGAAAAGAAGTATTTTGTAAGCACTAATATCTGTCTTCAATGTAATTAATTCACCTAATGTCATTGTTTATCACTCCTAATTTAAGCTGTTTTGCTATATCTTCTGTAATCTTGATAGGCCTTATATGGTACTTCATAAAAAAGCTCTTAACGCCCATTTTGTGCTGCTCTGTGTGGTGTTCTCTGCATAAGGTCATAATGTAGTTGCCAACGTGGCTGATCTTATTTCGATTTCTGCCAGCACCTACCGCATGATAATGTGCAATATCTGCATGCTTGCCACACAACACACAGCGCTTATTTTTAAGGCACAACATTTGTTTCGGAAACTCGCTTGGTAAACTATCCCATGTTTTAGTTTTGAAAGGTATATCTTCTTCAAACAAGAAATTTAAAATTACTAAGATCATGTAATTAGCTACCGATACGGAACAATCAGACAAACTGAATTCTGGTATTCCAAATGTTTCTCTTACTTGATATTTGAATACTGATTCCCAGTATTCTGGAACGTCTCCAGTGTAAGAACATAGATCGTTAATCAATGCAAATATTTTCTTACGTTGTTCTGGGCTTATCTTCCTGTTATCAGCCATTTTCAGCTCGACTGTGGGCCGTTTCCCGTTAGCAAGTCTATTTACCTTGGCCATATCTAAATCTTCGTCAAGAACGATTTTAAGCACGTTTCCTTGCATACCGATCAACTTGCCAAACATTATTTATTAGCCTCGTTTTCTATGAGTCCTTTTAAAATCATGATTCCATGTTTTAACTTATCTTCTGACTTCGTATCGTTAGGAAACATTTTCCCAATTTGTTCAGTAACTTGTGATTTTAATGTGGCTTTATCTGTTTCTAACGTCTTTAATGCTTTATTGAATAAACTGTTATATGTTGCAATTTCTGGGTTTACCTGTTTCTGTTGTACTTGCTGCCTCGGTTGTGGGTAGCTTTGCTGATAGTTTCCTTTTGCTTGTGTTTTAAAGCTTCCACTCCCAACGTTTCCATCATCATCAACATCTGAACTAACTCCGAAAGCTGACGATAGTTGATAGCGTTTGGCGTAGGTGATGGTGGACCCATAACCTTGTGGGGTTGCTTTTTCTGGTCGCAAGGCAAGAACTCCAGTAGTAAGATATTGTCCGCTTTCGTGAGTAATAATTGTTTCAACTCCTACATTGCCGTTATCGTCGTTTTTGACGATTTGAGTATATGCAAGCCCTGTTCCTTTGATGGCTGCATCTATCGCGTTTTGAACGCCTTCAAGTGTTACATAATTAGATTTAAAGAATGGATTCTTTGCATCCTTTACTGGCTGTTTTAATTGGCTTCTGAAAGTATTCATGCCTTTAAACAGCTTGTCTAAATTTTCACTTTGCATTGCTATTTGTCCTCCTTAGGTTTCTTGATCGATACTGATACATAAGCGGGTTTAGTTACTGGATTAGCTCCATCTATAACTTCGCCTGTTTCTGTATCAATCACTTTATTTCCGATAACTGATAAACGTTTCTTTAAATCGCCTTTATACAAGGTTGACTCAGTCTTAACTAAATCAGTTCCGTTGTACTTCTTGATCAACTTTTCTTCGTCCAACTCAAAATCTAGTTTTTCTTTGTGGTTCACGAAGTTGCCAAATGGTGATTTGATCTTAGCTTTAGGATCTGCCATCATTTGTTTTTCGTGATATGCAAGTAAGGCGTTCTTAAGGCTATCTATCTTAAATTCTTCATATCTTATTTGATTTTCATAGAAGTTCTTAGTTTGCTTTATTTTGTCTTTCAAATTCTTAATCTTGCTTTGTTCGTCAAAAATTTGTTCAAACGTTAGCAATGCTTCTTCCATGCTTGTGATCTCATAAGCTTCTTTTTCAATTTCGAATTCTTCATTCAATTTATCTAGCATGTTTCTTCCTCCTAACTCACGTTCTAACCAACCTTGATTGTTAAGATATTTTTGCCCTTTACGTTCAAGGTATCTATCGTCCGGCAAGACTATCGGATCTTTGCCGAATGAATATTCAATAGCTTTGTCTGTTTCCTGTCTGTCCATTGCTTGTATCCTCCGTTAGTGGTATACTTTAAGTAATTCAATTAACTAAACTCCTTAGAGAGTTATATCTTCTTTACGTCTAGTCCAAAACTTTATGCTCTGGGCTTTTTTGTTTCAATCAAAAAATGTTCCATCTTTGATTGCATCTGCCACGCCATGTAGCGTGTATCCACCTAATACAGACAAGCCTATTAATACAATGTAACCCGCGGTTGTTAGTTCGATCATTTTCCATCACCTTCCTTACGTTTCTTGTTCCATCTATAAAGATCTACACTGCACGCAAATGCCATACATGCAAACATTCCGTATATGCACCACATATCATTTACCTCCTTAAAATAGATTTTCTTGTGCATTTCTAAGCTCTATTTCTTCTTTTAGTTCAAATGGTGGATACCAGTTGCCAATAAAGTTTTTAGCTTTATCAAAATATCTCATTGGCGTATCTACGTATTGACTTACATCAAAACGATTTCTAAAGGATTTAAATAATTCTTTATAGATTTTTGAGCGTAAGCTCTTGTCTTTATACGAATTACTTTCGGCGCCTCCGCATATTTGAATGACCTTTTTATTTCTAGCTTTCGTAAGTTCTTTATTTCTTGAACTTGTTAAACCGGATAGATCCATGAGAAAATCAACTTTCTTTCCTTGTTCTTCAATTTTTTTATCTTGTCCTTGCATCACGTTGTTAAACATCAATGTCATTTCAGTTAGGTTAGTTGGAAGCCTGAATTGTGATTCGCTTTTAATCTGTTCTTCCATTTGATTAAATGCGTCAATGTATTTAAGCTTGAATTCATCTGCCTTACGTCCTGTAAATCCCATTGCAATGAATGTGAAACCATCACGATTGAGATAGTACATTTTGTTTTGCTTGCCACTTTTATCTGTATACGTTGTTTCTGCAAACATCTTTTTGTACTGAGCGGAATTTTCCGCTGAGTTAATTTTTGAACTAATTTTTTCTAAAACATCTCTGTGATTTTTATTAAATGCTTCTGCTAAAACCAGGCTTGTTGTTACTGCTTGTTGGTCGTACATGATTACTAAATTGTTCATTTGTGTTCCTCCTTAAATTTCAAAATTTTCTTTTAAGAAACGTCTAACTTCTTCGCGATCAAACCGAATTGAACCGGTTGACCATATTTGTTTCTTCAAGCCCATGGCAATCCATTTATTTAAACGATCCTGTCCTATGCCTAAGGATTGCTTAAGTTGTTCTTGAGTTGGATAAGGTGGCAAATCGTATGTGTCAGTCATTAGATTCATACGTGCATCAAACGCCTTGAGTGCTTGACTGACAATTTCGTTTGCCACTTCCTTCGCCTCAATTTTTATCGGAACTGTAACTTCCATGAATTACACCTCCTTTTTTTCGATCAGCTCTTCAATAACTCTTGCTCCAATGTAATCCCGCCTTTAATTAAACATATCGTTTAACTTTAGCTTAAAATTTTTTCAAGTGGAACGTTTAAAAAACGTGCCGTCTTGATTGCTATTTCAACACTTAAGTTCCTACTTCCGTTTAATAATTGGCTTAAGTATGTAGTTGTAACTCCAATATTTTCAGCCACAAACTTTTGTTTCAAACCTCTACTCTCAAGCTCTTCTTTTAAAATAGAGTTTGCATTTTCTTTCAACAAGGTCATGTTCTCACCTCCTTTAATTAAACATATCGTTTAACTTTATACTATTATTATACTAAACATTCTGTAAAAGTAAATACTTTTTTTAAACTTTTTGTTTAAAATTGTGCATTTTCTGTTTAACCAATATATAATATAGTATATAAATTTAGATGGGAGGTTATCCTATGTCGGTTGAATTAGGTAAAAGATTAGAAAATCTAAGAGAAAGTAAAGGTTGGAATAAAACTTATGTATCAAAGAAAATTGGTTTAAAAACAATGCAAACATATGCTAATTATGAATACGGTAGCAGAGAACCGGATCTTGAAACTTTGAAAGAATTGGCTGAATTATACGGTGTTTCTGTTGATTACCTACTCGGAAAACCCACTCAAACTGAAACCGTCAAGACTGCCGATATTGAGGACGATAGCATTATCTTTACTTACGAAGGCAGACAGATTCCAAAAGAGGATTTAGAGTTTATGAGGCGATTGATGAGAGGCACACGTAACGACTTGAAATAGTGGAGGTATATTATTGTGGTTGACGATATAATATCATATCTGAATAATATTGCGATTAATAATAATATACGTGTTATCTGGGAACACTTTGACCCATACACTCCATCCGGTGCATCTTACGAAGATATGTGTGTTGTGATGAATTTAGACTGGCATAAACAGCATGAATTGATTTTCCAGTACGCCCACGAACTATCCCACATAATACGCGGGGATAAATCGGACTTAGCCTTTTACAACACGTCACGTAACAATAAATCAGGTATTGAGTATCAGACAAATGTAATCGCCGTTAGGTTGTTAGTACCTTTTTATTGCAATGATACAGATATTAAAGATATAAGCGTTTATGATTTTATTAGACAGTACTGCATACCTGAATATTTGGTTGACGTTGCTACTGATGAAATAACTAAGTTTTTTAATGAAAGAAATGCAAATAAACACTACATATAAATTATATAACCCGTCGAAATCGACGGGTTTGAAAATGCCTTAAAAAGAACGTATATTCTAACGGAGGTTCAAACAATGACTAAAATCAAAAAATACATTAAAAAAGACGGTTCTAAGGCTTACATGTTTAACTTGTATCTAGGAACTGACCCAGTAACCGGAAAACAGCGCCGAACAACAAGGCGTGGATTTAGGACAATAGCAGAGGCAAAGACTGCCCTATCACGTTTAGAGTTAGAGGTTATGGAAAACGGACTACCTACAAGCAAGCGTAAAATTATGACCTTCGAGGAGGTTTATAAAATGTGGTTTGAGCAATACAAAACGACCGTTAAGGAAAGTACTGCATACACTCAAAACAATATTATAAACGTTCAAATACTCCCCTATTTTGGAGCTTTAAGAGTAGATAAGGTAGATACTGCATTTTGTCAAAAACAAGTTAATCGAATGTTCAAAACTTCCAAAAACTATAATAATATTATCAACTTAACACGCCGGATTTTTGATTATGCCAAAGTGATGAAACAAATTAAAGTTAATCCTATGAACGACGTTATAATTTCGAAGAAACGAAAGACTTTAGATGATACTGATAAGCAAGTGAATTTTTACACTAAAGAACAATTAAGAACATTCCTAGAAACATTAAAGAAACATTCTACATATCAAATGTATGCAGTATTTAGAGTTCTTACTTTCACTGGTATCCGCAAAGGTGAGTTAGCTGCATTAAAATGGTCTGACGTGGATTTTAACAATGGAACCATTACGATAGATAAAACTGTTGCGATTGATAGTAACGGAGGCTTGCATATACAAACGCCTAAGACACGTAAAAGCATACGTACTATATCAGTTGACGATACCACTTTAAACGCTCTTAGAACGTGGAAAAACGAACTCAGAAAAGAATTATTTAAACAAGGTAAAAACATAGATAAAGGCGACGGATTCATCTTTCATAGAAATAACGGAAATTTCATAAACAAATACATTGACCAGTTTCTTCCGTCTTTTTTGAGAAAATACGATCTTCCACCAATCAAACCGCATGGATTCAGACACACTCATGCATCGTTATTATTTGAGAGTGGAGCAAGCATTAAAGAGGTTCAAGATAGACTTGGCCATGAAAACATAAAAACAACCATGGATATCTATACTCATGTCACACAATCAGCTAGAGAGAAAACGGCAGAAAAATTTGCTAAATATATTGATTTTTAATCAATACGTATTCAATTACATATTCAAAACAAAAATAGACACTTATAAAAGTGTCTATAATCGTTTATATATCAATGTTTTTTGACGTAATTATATTTTTGTATGGATTAAATTTTAATTTTAAATGTGCTATTTTTTGAGCTTTTCCACGCCTTTCTGTAACTAGCATTTTAACACAAAATAAGATTTTTAGTTTTCTGTATTTTTCTGCGGTTTGCTGATTAACGTATTCAACTCGTATTCAAAATAAAAACTCCACCTTTTTGAGTGGAGTTTGTTTTTTTATGATAATTCGTTCATTATGGTTCCTCCTTATATGATTTTTATTAGCCTTAAAGCCTGTAAAGCCCATGGCTAATAAAGTAAACCCGTCGATTTCGACGGGTTATATAATTACTTCAAGCCAGACTGTGCTTTAGAAGTCAAGCTATCATTTGTAAATGATAATGTGATCGTGCCGCCTTTAGTGCCAGTTATCCATGTCGCGCTAACAGTTTTCTCGCCACCGATAATCATTTCACTTAAGCCATCAGGTTCACCATACTTACTTACAACATCATCATACGAAGAACCATCTGCAAGGCTGTTATAAGCGTCTAGATCAAATTTAGGGGTACGTGAGAACTTGAAACCTGTTATGCCTTTAGAAACAGCCTGATCACCATTAAATTCAACAGTGATGGACACACCACCTTTGCTCCAAATATAATTTTTAATTTGCACGCCTTGTACGTCTTGTGTTGACGTTGAAGAAGGCTTACCTAAAGCTTTTTCAACATCACTAAGGGCTGTTCCGCCATCACCATGGCTCATCAAATCACCAACAGCAATATTATCAAACGCCTTTCTAAATTCAGTATTTTGAGTGATAACCTTATTGTTTGAACTTGATTTACTCTCTGAAGCTGAAGATGTATCTGGATCAGATCCACCACCTATAGTTCCTGCAATAACTATAATAGCTAAAATAGCTAAAACCCAAAACCACACTCTTTTGTAAAGAGGCTTCTTTACAACATAAACATTTCCGTTTTCTTCTTTAATTTTTTTTGGCATAAATATCATCCTCTTCATTTTCAGCTTTTAAAGACATCAGTATTTGGTCCCCTCAACTCTATTATTTTTTATTAAATAATTTTATTGTCTTTTAGCAAATCATTGATTGCTGCTAAAGTATAATGCTTTATCTCTCCGTCTTTAAACTCAGCTATCGCCCATGTTCCTTCGACTCTTAAAATTTCGCCGATACCTTGACGTGTTTTTACATGCTTTCCAATATACTTGTGCAATTCTTTATTTTGACGTGCCATCTCCTCTTTGTGCTCACGTTCTCTTCTTTCTGCGTCTAACTTGTTTCTATCAACAAAATTCTTTATGGTATATCCATCTTTCTCAAGTTCCAATATGCTACCGTGTGGAATTCTTTCAAAATCGTTATCCAAAACGTATGAACCATTACTAATATAAGCCCATCCTGTTTCGCCTACTTCTGCATCTCTTACTTTAATGTATTCTGTTTCTTCTAATTTCATTGTTATTTCCTCCTAGTTTTGTATATCTTCTTTACATTTATTATTATATCTCATTTGAGCTATATTGTAAATATTTCTTTCAATTATTTTTAAAATACTCATCTAATTTTTTGATAATTTTAATTGTAAGATTATCAAAATTTCGCTTACCTCTTCTTAAACCATAAATGGTTGACGTACTAACCCCAGTTTTTTTCTGAATATCGTAAGCACTGTAATTACTATCCATTACTTTATTTTTTATTTCATCAATATCCATTGAATAACCTCCTAAATTTTAGAAACCTTTAACAACTGACTTTGGAGCCCACATTGTGATATTTCCGAAATCAGTTTCAAAGCATAATAACAATGCTTTTTCTGTTTCACGTTCTACTCCAATGTTATAAGCTAATTGAGCGCCTTGTAATTCTGCTTGGTCAAGGTTCTTTTTCATTAACCAAACTGGAACACCTTGACGACCCATCCAGAAAAATTCAGGCCCGTTATATTCTTTATGTGTCAATTCGTATACAACGCCTTTAAATGCACTGTCTGACATTCTTTTGCGTCCAGCTTTAGCCATAGCCCAAATTTTCTTTAAAGCTAATTTTAAAGCTACCATATAATTTCCGACAGCTTTAACGATTTTCTTTGCAATTTTATGTGCTTGTTTCATGATTTGTTTCTTGCTCATTTCAATCACTCCTTTAGTTTTTATATCTTCCTTACATTTATTATTATATCTCATTTGAGCTATAATGCAATAGTTTTTTTATAAAAAAGTGCAAAAAAATAAGATCCTACAATTTAGTAGGATCTGTTTAGTCAGTGCACCAACACTGTAGCACCTGCAACTATATTATATCAGTATAAGCTGTTGTTATCAATTTTAAAAGCATAAAAAAATAAGCCTACCTTTCAAGGTAGGCTTAAAACATTATTCAAAATTGCCCCAACTATTTACACGCTTACCATTTACACTTACGCCAGTTGGCAAGTAGCCATATTGTCCATTCCCTCTTGGTTGTCTAATCCATACGTAAGCACCGGAATGACAGAAAGCATCGTATTTAACAACTGAGCCTTTAGGCAAAACTCCAATCTTAGATGAATTAGTTGTAGCGCCCCAACGTAACACAATGCCTTCATCAACAGTAATAGTGAACTTGCCATCTTCCTTGTACCATTTTACGCCAAGATCATCAGTCCATGAGTCATACTTAATGTTATTTTGGCTAGGTGCTGGAGCTGGTTTAGGTGCTTCAGTTTGTGGCTTTGATCCAGCCTTAGCAAACTTATCCCAAGCGTCCACATCCAGATACCAAACAGATCTATCCATATCTCCGCCTGTGTATTGCCAACCAGCAATTGAAGCAAAAGCGCCACTAGACACGTTCATATCTGGTACTGTCCAGGAGTTCCAGTTCATAGATGCATATTTGGCTACCCAAACAGCACAATCCTTTGCACAGTTAGCTACTTGGTTTAAAGCTGATTCCTGTACATAAATAACGCACCATACTCCGGTCAAACGGTGTACTTCGTCTACAAATTGGCGAACCCAATTAGAATCACCCCACGCTGAATTTTGATAGCCTTCCCAGTCAACAATCAGCATACCTTGACCAACATAATTTTTGATGTTAGTAATAAAATACTGTGCTTCTGATACTGGATTACCACCGCCGGCATAATGATACAGACCGCGCTTTTTACCAAGTTCTCCGGCTAGATCCCATTGGTAGTTACATTTAGGATTAACGTATCCTGTGCCTTGAGTAGCCTTCACAATTACTCCTTGAGCGTGTGGATCACGAATAATACTATCATCTGACCCTGAATAAACGTCTACTGTATACATAACCATGCTATTTATCCTCCTTAATCTTAACTGTTGGTGTTAAATCTGATTTCTCGTAAGCTGATTGAACGGCAGTATGGATAGTCTTAGAGTCTAGCTTATAGCCTTGTTTCTTCATCACATCATTAACAATCATACTAGCTTCATCAAACTTTTCACGTCCGCTTTTATCTTGGCCAACTAAACTAGTAACTGCCATATCTGCTACTTGTTCAAGCAACATCCATAGTGCTTTAGATTGCTCAGTGGATGCATGTTCAGCTTTATTATCTAAGACTGGCTTGAGCTGCTTAAGTAAAAAAATAGCCAATACAGATAATAGGCCTGTCTGTACTAACCATTCAATAATATCATTGATAATTTTCACTTTTTATCACCTTCTAAATTTCCGATTCGGGTTTCATGTTCAATCAACTCATCATGGTGTCTACTAACCTCATCCCTCAATTCCTCTAAGCTTTTGCGTTGCTCTTCAAAATTGTTGTTGAGTTGTTTGATCGTATTGTTTAGTTCTTTAAACTGTTGTTGTAGTGGGAATGTTCCAACAATAATCGCATTGTTTACCACTTTGGCGGCATATTTAGTCAGCCAATATATCCCACTAAAAAAGACAGAAACAGCAGCCAGAATAGATGCTATTTCTGCCCAAGAATATCCTAATAATGAATGCACATATGTTCACCTACTTTTTTAATCCTACCCACCCACCCCTTCGTTTGTTTTAAGCTTCTGAAGCTGCCGGTGTATCATAATCTTGGCCGGTAATTTCTTTGAATTGTTCTTTACCAAAATAATGAACTTGAACCGCTAAACGACAATCATCAACTGTAAATAAACCTAGTGGATAGTATTCCTTAAACATTGTATACATCACTTCGTCCATGTTATTTTCCTCCCTTATTTAGATCCATTAATTGTTTTGTTAAACTTGCATTGACCTTTTGTTGTTGTACATTTGCTGCTTGCAATTGCATAACTTGCTTAGTTAATGCTGCTAATGCTTGTTGACCTTGAGTTGGTTCTGGTTTGGGTTCTGAAGCAGCATGCTTTTGCTTCCATTCTTCTTCTGTTAAACCATTCCAAGAATATGTGTTTTCATTCCAAGTTGGACCATACAAGCCAACACCGTTGTTATCTACTGGTTTTACTGTTGTAGCATTAGCTGGAATTTCTGCAGTATCTTCAATTACATCATAGCCATTAAATTCCTTTGTCTTTTCGTCATAAAAATATACTTGTTTCATTTAAGCCACCTCAATCCATACGTCATGTACATCAAAATGTTGCCCTGCTGGCAAGCTGGTGCTACCAAAATTAGTAATATTCATTTTCCCCTGATCAGCAAAAAATACCATATCCCCCGCATGTTCATTACTGAATACTCCAATTCTTCGCCAGCTTGGAAATCCTGATGGTTGGACAGCAACTTGTACTGAATATGGAACACTTTCGAGTTTAGGTGAAATGAGAGAAACGTCAAATGTGTTAATAGTAATATTGCCTAATCTAATTTTTATCCATGTTCCATTGCTACCCCACCCGTTGGCAGGAGTAATCGTAACTTTCGTAACATCCCAATCTTGGACATTAGCCAATTTGTCGAAATTTTCTTTAATCTTTTCTGGCCCATTTTGCATTCCAGAGAAAATAGGTTCAAAATTTATTGCCATTTTTGGTCCTTCTTTCTTTTTTATTTACGCCATTCTAGGCGTTGTGTGCGTTGATCGATATAGTTGGCACGTAAGTCGGAGGGGCTTACTGGTTTGCTAAAGTAACCAGATCCACAGCAAGAGTGCTTCCCCCTTTGCCTTCTCCAGCTTTAGCAGCATCATCATCAACATCACCTAGACTGATTTTAATTACTTTGTTTTCACTTCTCAAATACCAATCACCATATTTGTAGAAAGGCGCGGCATTCATGTAAAAATTATGCGGTATACGGACAACAATTGAATTATTGCTCGTATATTCAGCTTCATAGGGAACTAATTTAGTTAATGTTTCGCCAAATGATCCAGCACCCAAACCATCGGTTTCAGTGCCGATCGCATTTTCATAATAGAAAACAGTTGGCTTAGGATAATCTTTCTGATTGTGCACGATTGTGATCTTGTAGCCATAAAGCAAATCTTCCAAGCTGTCAGCTGTTACTATACTTGCGTTACGTTCAGCAGCCATACCATTGGTTAGCTCAATAACGTTAGTACCATCTGGAACTTCATCCTTATGTTTAACACGAATTTGCCAAACAGCCCCATGACCATCATCATAGTTATCCCAACCTTTTGTAATTGCAAGATCGCCTGCAGCTAATGGAGCATAGTTTTGCATGGCTGGAACGTCACTGAATTGCCATGCTCGGTCGTGAAATTGAGCTTGTTTCAGTGTTTCTTGGATCTGTTTTGTCATCTCTAACAGTTGGTTATAGCGAATATATAATCCATTCTTAGGATCGTTCACTTCTGCCATTGCATCGTTTAACGATTGCTTGTATTTAGCCAGCCATTCACTAAATTCTTGGCTGTACGTTTCACCCGCCTGATCAAGCTTATCCTTGATTGTGTTGCCTCGCTTGGCTACTTGCTCAAGAATTTTTTCGAACTCATCAATGTAATCTCTACCAGCATTCCCAACGTGTGCAAAGAACTGATCATCGATAACGTCAAAATCCATGTCAACAGTCGATGCAGTTGAACCATCTCTACCAATAAATCTAATGTAAAATTGTTGCCAATGTCCAGGCACATTAAACGTGCGTTCATCAAAATGCAATGTTATTCGGCCTAATGCAATTTGATCATTACGTCCATTACCTTCAACTGGGTAGATATGCTTGTGAGCGTATCCTTGATTATCTACACCGCCATACTCATATTTCCAGCTCCGCATATCAACGGGTAGACTGTTACTGGTGATATATACTGGCAAATAGTCGTCAGTGTCACCTACGCGACCTTTGAAATAACCACTAATATCTAAGATCTGGTCTTGATATCGTGTTAGATCAAGCGTTAGGCGTGTTTTCTCTCGTAATGCCATTTATTTATCCCTTCTTTCATCGTTCATCTAAAGTGTCTTCATCGAGGCCATACGAATTCAAAAAGCCATCTACTTTGTCCTGCTTTGAAGCTAACAGTTCAAAGCCTTTTGCTATAGCTTCCCGAACATCCTTGCCATATTGGGCCTTACGAATTGTTTCAGCAATGTTCTTCATTTCGTCGGTAGTAGCCATCTATTTGCCTCCTTTCAGTTTATCAACTTCAGCTTTCAATGCATCAAAGTCCGCCTGTGACACATAGCTTGCTGGAATTCTGTCGTTAATAACCGTCTGTAATTGTTTTATATCAAATTTGAGCTGTGTTACATCTTCACTGCTTGCTCCATTCTGAATGATTGTAGTAGTGCTCGATACGTTAGATTGTCCACTTGCTTGAACTTCAGCTACACGGCCAACAATAACCTTGACACGCTCTAAATCTTGACCCTGTCGGTTTGTTTCTGCCTGATAATCAGTTAATCCTAGTGACTTATCGCCAATAGTTAACGTTGATTTGTGTGGCCTCAATAGATCAATTTCCTTCTGTACAACTCGTAACAGCTGAGTTTGCGCAACATATGGGTTAATGAACATATAGCGATCAGCAACTTTAAAATGGTTGAAATTAGGCAAATCTAGTTCGATTGCACTAACTTGCCAATTTTCTGGAACTCGTTGTGCATCTATCCATGCTTTCGCTTGGTTCATTAAAACGTTAGCATCAGTTACTTCGTTAAACTCAACCGTACCACAAATAATACCGAATTCATTTTGCAAATCCGGTATATCGATATAATCGCGTCCCCCGTTGACACTAGTGATTGTCAGTTTGGGTTTAGCAGCATTTGAGTTACTAATCTCATCCTTTTTGTCCTCATCTTTAGATTGTGAACCATCGCCGCCTTTTTTTATCAGTGCTTGCGGGTCAAGCCATGTCCCATCATTCGTGAATGATTTTCTGACAGCTTCATAAAAATCGGCTTTAGTAACGCCAACGTGTAAATGACTGGTGTCTCTCCAACCAATAACATCGCCGGTTTTGACTTTATCACCAATGTTTACCCGAATTTGTCCAGCACTGCTAAACGCCTCCTGATACACAATGTTAAAGCCATCAGTGCTATGTGTCACGACGTAGTTACCAAGGCCACCCATATAACCTTTGAAAACTACCGTGCCGCCATGAATAGCGTGTATTTCACTCCCCGGATGATCCACAGATCCAAAATCTAATCCATCATGGAACCCATTTTGTCTAAATTCACCGCCAGGATGAACGCCAAATAATTGACCGCCAGAGAAACTACCTTCACCAACGCTAGGGAACGGCCAGCCCCAGCTATTTGATGTTGTTGTCGTAGTATCACTAACAGGCCCGTTAACTCGCCGTGTACCAGTCGGACCCCAACCGCCAGCGTGTGAGATATCAGCTAACCAATTAGAATCGTTGAACAATGCTAAAAGTTGATGAAATCCTTTATGGATATCTTCATATCCTTGTACCTTCCAAGCGTCAAATGTTGGCTGGATGTACTGAAGTAAGCCAGTTGACGGATGGCCTGCCGCCGCATTACTATCCCAATTATTTGTAACAGTTTCACTACCACCAGACTCTTGATTGATACGCCTTAGAACAGCACTTAAACCGTTCTGATCAAGATTGACATTCATTATCTTTGCAGCATGCTTAATTGCCTCAGTCCAATCGCCATTAATGGCGGTAGTTGCACCGCCACCAGTCGTTACTGTTGAGCTTTCACCATCAACTTCGACCTTACTACTTTCAAGCTGTTTTCCTAAAGGTATAAGTCTAGTTATAACTTTTGTAGGATCAATCGTAAGACTTGCAGATTGCATGTTGACCGCTAACTGGATAGGCGTATCGCTCTTATGATCGTTGCCAATATCAGTTACATAGTCAAGCACATTTGGCCCGCCTGGCCTATATTCTGTTACTAGATAGCCGCCTAACTCGTTAATTAGCTTGTCTTTGATTGCATCCCGTGTTTTGGGATAATCGATTTGTCGATAAGCATCATCCTTATTGTTAGTAACGTTACAGTTACGCAGCTTAAATTGCTTATATTGTGGTACTTGACTATTATGAACATCCAGTAGCGACTGCAGAAACTCTTTTGGTTTCAATCCGACGGCTTCGTAAAACCGCTGAACGCTATCAAGCAGATATGCTTCGATATCCTCGAACGTGTATGTTCTAATAAAGTTCCCGCTTGATTGCATTTCTTTCTTTGGCTTGATTGCTCGGCCTCGAAACAACAGTTTATCATCATCATAGACTTCAACATGTGTGTGCATTGGTCTGACGTTATCAAACAACAAACTATCACGATTTACAGTGAGTTCCAGATCATCAATATCGGTTTCTTTGATCGTCAACTTGCCTTCGCTAACCGTGCGATTAACTCGTTGATCAAGCACGATAAAACCATTCTTATCGGCAGGCTCGTTATATCCAATAATCCGATACATTAAATCATCTCCTCACGTTTAAAGATAAACTCAATCGTGCCGTTGCCAGACAAATTGATTTTGTTATCACCAATATCAAATACTACTTGCGTTTGCTTGTAGTTGCCATCGTTTAACGATACTTCGCCAAAGCTTCCTTTTGCCTTGACATTACCAGTTACCACAAAAGACGATAAAACCGGCCGTGAACCAATATTTTTAACATTGACGTCTTGACTGCCATTGACGTTGAACTTGACTTGTTGCCATACCCAGTGTGGGAAGAAAACATCGTCCCAATAATCAGCGCCTTCGTTGTGGTTTGTGTAAGCATACGGATATGCAGTAAACACGATTGAAGCTTCGAGTGTTTCATTGTCACTGTTATCGTTAACTTCGACACTTTTACACTTAGCCCACCAGTAGTAAGTTGGTTCGTGGGTATCGACTAGTTTATCCCAATTGTGTGGCATTAATTGCCGTTTTAGCTCTTGCTCAAAGCCTTTACGATTATAATATTTCTCGCCAACATATAGCAGTTTGTAGGTGATTTCTCGGTTGTTGAAAAAGCGTTCGTTATCAATCATTGAGAAATCGTAACTTCCTTGGCGGTAGGGCACACTTTCGGTAATTTCTTGTTCTCCTGGTGTTGGAGCTGTTCGTTCAGTTAACCACCAGCCATTCAAGCACGTATCGTAATTGTTAAAGATAAAGCCTTCGCTTGCTATGTTTGGTTTAGCTTTCTCATCTATAGGATCAAGGTTTCTAAACTCATACTGCATCAACTCCACCTACCTTTCAAATTCACTCGATTCCCTAAGCGATTATCGTATCTATCGCACGTACTTCCAACAAGCACATCACCATCTAGATAGATATCCTGTTGCTTATCTGCTATCTTCCGCAATAGACTGTTGTTCTCCTGTGCCATAGTAGTAGGACTATCAATCGTCAAGTTATCGCTAAAAGTTCCGCCAAAGCTTACTGAATGTTGTCTATAAAGGCTTTGACTAGCACTCTGTAAAGCACTCATTGTATTCATAAAGTCCCTTGCATCCAGGCTTGGCACTGTGATTGTTTCTAAATTGCTAGATACTGCATCAGAAACTGCGCCAGCCATATTAGATACGTTTTTCTTGACCGTTTCGAATTGGTCCTGTAAGCCTTTATTGAAACCGGTCATGATTGCGATACCGGCTGGGATTAGTAATTTGCGGTCATAACTGATAGGACCTTTGTGTTCTTTGATCCAGCTTGCAATCCCAGAAACAAACGATTTAACACTCTCATACGCGGATCTCATACCACTGAGAAAACTGTTAATTATCGCGCTACCGTTGCTGAATAGACTAATTCCTGAGGTTCCATTTTTTGCTGCATTGGCGTTCTTTCTACCTGCGCTACTAGAACCACTTATACCGTTTTCGATACCTTTGATGAACATTTTAATGAGCTTGTCGCCGGAAGATAATACTTCACCTAATGCGTATCCTACACCATAAACGAATTGCATTACCGCTTGTAATGCTTCATCGCCAATCTGTGGTATAGCTTCAGCAAGACCTATTAGGAATTGCCCAATCAGATTAACCGCCGCTTGAATGATTTGTGACAGTCCCTGTGCTATTCCATCAATAAAGGCAACAATCAAATTAATCCCGGCTTGAATAATCGACGGTAGCTGTGCAGTTAACGTATCCAAGAAAGCAACAATAATTAGACTAACATAAGTCACAATCATCGGTATTCCCTGCAGAACTCCTTGCAAGAAACCTTCAATAATCAATAATCCTTGTTGCATGATCATCGGTATATTTTGAGCTATTATTGCTAGAATTTGGACAAACATCTGAAGAACCGCATTAGCAATGACAGTGATATGTTGAGTGATCTGAACTACCAATTGAGTAAGTAGGTTAGCAACTGTACTCGCAATAAGTGGCGCTGCTGCTGCAATTTGTTGAACAAAACTAGTAATCATAGACGCCAAGCCTTTGCCCATTGCTGTGAATAAAGGAACTATTGACGAGATATTTCCACTCAATTGAGAAAATGCGCTAATAAGTATCGCTAGTGACACATTAATCAATGCAATCCCAGCACCAACCATAAGGACAGCAGCACCAAAGGCAACTAATCCTACAGCACTGGCTGTTAATGCTGGACCAACTAAAGCAAACACAGCAGCCATAGCAGCTACTGCAACAGTAACAGCCACCAGTGCTTTAATTCCAGCGGTTCCAGTAGAAGCAAATTTAGTTACAGCCAGAACAAACAGACTAAATGAAGCAACTAGTAGCGCCATTCCTGCATAAGCCATAAGCGCTTGTGGGCCCATCGAACCTATTGCTTTACCTGCTAACACAGCAACTCCAACAATTGCCGCTAAGGACGCTGTTACAGCTAATAATGCTCCTGCTCCAGCCAAACCTTGCTTGGCTAAGTTAGTTGTTGCAAATACCAATAAAGCCATGCCGGCCGTTGCTAATCCAATACCAGCACCAATTTCGAGAACTGCTGTTCCTAGTTGTAGGAAATTAGTAGAAGATTCACCAGCGGACTTGCCAGCTTTTTTAACGCTTTTACCGGTCTCATTCATTCCAGTATTAGCTTTAGGCAATGCCCTATTCAGTAAAGGGATCTTAGTTACCAGCTTCCCAATACCTTTACCAGCGGAAATAGCTACTTTCCCAATCTTCCCAGCATGTGTGAGAAATTGACCAGTTACAGTAAGAGCAGGGCCAAGGACAGGAGCTAAACCGATAGCACCTTGAATAACCTTAGCAAAGCCACTTTTTGAGGTGTTAGCCCATGTTAGTGTCTTGTTAATCATATCTAATATAGAACCACTTATTTTATTATGCGAGCTTAGCGACGTGTTACGTAATGCTTCCCAGTTACCGCCGACTTGTTCAATCTTGGCACCAACATTTTTCTGCATTTCGTTCGCTTGCCCATTAAGGCTCTTGTTGGCTTTTTTACTTGTTCCTGCTGCTTTATCAACAGCTTTGGACCAAGCACCCCAACTCTTAGTGGCGTCGTTTGTTTTGTTCTTCATCGCGTCCATCAAAGGCGCAATAGCCGCCATACCTGACGTGCCAAACATTTTCTTGAGTTTTTGGGTCTTTTCGTCATCACTAAGCCCCTTCATTGACTTGTTCAACTCTTGCAGAATTTGAGGGAATGGTTTCATCTTTCCTTGTGCATCAGTAAAACTAACACCCAAATCGTCCATTGTTTCTTTAGCACTTTTAGATGGAGCCAACATTTGTAGGACAGCATGGTTTAAATCTTGCGAAGCTTGTGCCGCACTGAACCCTTTATTAGTAAGTAATCCGATAGCTTCCGTTGAATCTTGCATATTTATACCGGCAAGCTTAGCCGTTCCGGAGAACGTTGCCATCGCCTGTTGCATATCCTCAACTGAGGCGTTAGACAAGTTGGCAGTTTGAACTAGAATTTCAGCTGCTTGTTGTGGAGACTTTAGTGAATCACCCCAAATGTTCATTGCTTGTTGGACAACTCCAGCCGTTGTCTGTAAATCAGAACCGGCGGCAGTTGCTGCTTGGGCAATTGCTGGGAATTGTTGCTTAATTGAGCTAATAGAAGCGCCATTACGCGCCATTTCAATCATCGCATCAGAGGCGTCTTGGGCACTAATTGGCAGATCAGCACCCATCTTATTCGCAACGTCAGCCAAGCCGTTGATATCCTTTGACGTACCACCTGCAACAACTGCCGCGGTATTAAGCGATTGTTGGAATTTACCAAAGCTCTTTAGCCCAGCAACACCCACAGCAGTTGTAGCAGCACCAGCAACTGTAAGCGCCTTACCAACACCGCTAAGGCTCTTTTCAATCTTTTCTCCGGCTGATGATGCAGTATCAGAAGCAGTGTTAAAAACCGAAGTAAAACCATCATCAACAGCCTGTAATACTGCTTTAACGTTGAATGATTGCGCCATTTAGAACCCACCCCTTTCTTTTTTAGTTCTCATGTTCCAAGGAATAATTTTTCCTTGCTTCTTAAGCTTTTTAAACTCTTTCAAGCGTTCTGCAAATAAGCTTTCGTTATCCTGCAGTGTGTTTCGCTTACTTTTAGCTTTGTAATCAGGTTCAAAGTTCCCCCTGATTTCGTCAATCATTTCGTTAGCATCAAAGAATTGGTCAAACTTCCTAAATTTAGGCTTAGGATTTTTCGAGCTACCCGTTGTGGCCTGTACTTGTTGATTAAGCCACGCTTGATAAGCTAATTCTTCGTTACGTTTGATTGTTTTGAGTTGAAATGCTTCTAAACGTATCAGATACTCGTTAAAAGTCATCTTTTCAATCTCTTGCATGCTAACCAAGCCTAGATATGCTAAAGAGTTAAGGACTATCTCGTGATACATCTGTTCACTTGATAATCCTGCATCTCCAGTATCTAGGCTTTGAGGTTTTTTGACACAAGCTTAGTAGCTGTACTTTCATCAATTTGCTTAAGAATATTGTCAAAATACTTTTCTAAATCTTCAAATGAAACTTCCTTATCGATGAAAGCTTCTACATCCTTCATAGTTGGACGTGGCTTATTGTCATAACTTGCTGCATAAATTACATTACACAATGCCACTGGGTCATATGTTTGCAATGCTGGTAATGTACGCATTAAAGCCATACCTAAAGAAATTCCGTTATTAGATACGCTTGCTACTTTGTCCAATTCACGAACAAAACGAATGCCAAAATTTAGTTCATATTCTGTGCCTTTAATTTTAATTTTCATCTAAAAAATGCTCCTTTGAATTATTCTTGTGTTGTTGCTGAACCTGTTCCACGGTCTGCATCTTTCCATGCTGTACCTTTGCCTGTTTGGTCATCACTAGAAACAACGCCTAAGCCTCTAAATACATATGCCAATTCTTCCTTAGCACTTGCTGGCAATTCTAACCAACCACGTTGTGGTGTTCCAGTAACACTAAACTTTATTTCTCGTTTTGAATTATCATCTGGGTCGTTATCGTTGCTGTCTTCAGTTATGGAGCCTTGAGCGTACCAAGCAAATACTTTACCTTCTGAATTCTTACGTGAAATGTTTACGATCCAAAATTCAACCTTTTCATTTTGAATTAAAGCATCGTATAGGTCATCAGAAACTTTAGAAATGTTGTTTACAAATTCAACCCCGATTTCTGTTTCTAAAGAACTTGACGTGCCAACTGCGCCATCTTTGGTTTTAGTTGTATCACTATCGCGTTTTGGTTCGAATGATAGTGAGGTTTGATAAGGGATTAATTGTCCTTGTTCTGTTGCTGCATTCTTTAATAAACGAATATATGCTAAGGTATCCATACCTTGTAAAACTTGTGGCTTTGCCATGTATATCACTCTCCTAGCTTAAATTAAATACAAGCGTCATTATGCCATGATTTAACACGGTATTCGGAACGCTTGTATCTTGAATTATTTGATTGTCGCACTGGTCTATACGTAATCTAACGAATGTATCTCCCAGCCTTACTGGTTGCATGCACTGGATAAAGATATCATTCATTATTTGAGAAACTTTGAAACGGTTCTCTCCGTCTCCCCATACGTCCACATTAGCCGTTATTTGCCCTTGTATTGCGTTTTTAGTTGTAGCCGGTAGTATTTGTACTGATCCGACTAAAACAAACGGATAAGGTGCATTTTCGCTTTCTAGTGGCAAATGGTCGTATGTTGTATAGCCTGAATTTAATGATAATTGATAAATGTAGTCAAAAATTAATTGATCTGGTGTCATGATTCCACCTACTTAAATAAGTTGTTGAAGTCTCTGCGAAATTGTGGTTCTATCTTGCTAAACGCTGGGCCTAATGTAGGCCGTCTACTCATATAGCGAGTCCCGAATTCAAGCCAGCCGAAATACGCGCTGTGTGGTTGTACTTCTGCCTTGAATTTACTCCTTTCCAGAGTAACGCTTCGTTTGGTAGCACCGGTACTATATCCAGCCGTATAAGCACTATCCATGTTAGATTGAGTTTGATCCTGCAATCTAGCGCCATGTTTTACCACAATTTGTTCAACTTCATTTGGAAAACGTGAAACGTTTCCCTGTAATGCTGCTTTTAATTCCTTGACACCGCTAATTTTAACTCGTGCCATACCCTAATCTCCCTCCCCGACGATTAGAGTTGTCATTTTCTGTGTCTGTCGCATGGTCTGGAGCCAATATTTAGTATCAGAGTTACCAACAGTAATGAACGCCCAATTTTGATAAGGCAATTCTGAAACCCTGATGACTAGACTATTAACATCAAACTTACCAAACAATTGAACAGCTCTGTTTGTTCCTATATCTGTAACGTTAGCCATACAGCTTCCGAGTAAATCAATCCCCCCAACATATCCATGTGTTGAAGGATCATAGTGCTTTTGGTTCTCGGAATAGAAGCTCACTAAAGTATCGAACCTCATACATCATACCTCCTGTAAGGATCAATCGTATATAACAATCCATCTGAATTGTTTCTGCGCTTGTACTCCTCAATATCGCTTTCGAATGCGTCAAAATCGTTGTTACTAAACGTGATAGACTCGCCTTCTTGAGAGTAAGACGTCATACCTTCGTTTTTAACACGGTTAAAACGACGTATAGCGACTTCTAAAGGCATATATGATAATTCACTAGGTATATCTTCATCAGCCTTTAAACCTAGCTTAAATCGCAATGACAACTCTGTATTCTTAATGATTAATTGTAGAAGGCTATCAGACTCCTTGTTTTCATCTGATAGCCCCAACATGATTTTAAAGTCTGATAGTTCCATAAGCTATTACCTTTCTATTTTTTGTCTGCACCTGATGTTTCTTCAGATGCGCCACCTGTGGCTGGTGCTGCTAAAGTTCCTTTGATTACGCCGTTAGCAACTTCTGGGAAGATCTTAATACCCCAATACAATGTGCTTTGGTTTGTCAAGTTTGTTGTGTTATCATCGCGAACTAAAGCGATTAAACCTGTTTCGTCTGTTGTAATAGACTTGTTTTCAAATAACTTACGACTTTCACCGTTTGTATCTAAATACATCAAGTTAATGTTATCCTTGACGGTTGCATAGAATGTACCTTCTGGAACACTGGAGTTCATGATTAAAGTAACGCCACCTAAGAAGTTGTTAAGCAATGTTAAACCAAAGCCAACACTTGCTCCGTTTGTAATTTCTGCTGCACCTAGATACTTAGCTGCATCCATTGGGTTGATAAACACAATTGTTTCTACTGCATCATCGTCGAACAATACTTGTAATTTACCTACTGATTGAGCAATTGCATTTTGTAAGCCACCTTGGGCTTTTAGATCTGTTGGCGCTGTTGCAAGAAAATCAAAGAAACTCTTACGAACGTTCTTTTGGATTTCCTTTAAGATACGCTTGTCTGATTGTAGAACTGCCATATCATATCCAACGCGTTGAACTTCTTCAATAGATACGGCTTTACGTGCTTTTTCAAATGTAACAGTGAAAGCACGATCTTTCACACGCTTAACTCCACTCAATGGGATATCTTCGCCTTCGCCAACAGCTGTTGTTTCAGCCATATCAGTAGCGAACTTATACATTTGAATAGTATTGCCTTGGGTCATCGCTTGCGGACGTGTAGTACTCAATGCTTGAGTTAATTTTGTAACACTTTCAGAAAAACGTTCTACGAAGTCTTTTGCTTGTACATCACCCATATCAGGTGTTTTGATTAATTTTGGATCTGCCATAATTTTGTTTCCTCCTAGCTGAATAAGGACCAGTTATCACGCATTGCTTTTTGGCGCTCTGCTGTGTCCTTAATGTTTCTAATTTGTTCTTTTGTCATTTTAGTTTTAACTCCTGTTGTTCGTGGAGTTTTGCCTGCTAACAATTCTTTGCGTGTATCTTCCTTGATTCTCTCGATGAAATTAGTAATTGCTTGAACGTTAGCAACAGTCTTCTTGTTATCATTTACAACAACCATATCAAGTACTTCGTCAGGGACAGATAAGCCGTACTCTTCAAACACTTGTTTAGTTTGCTTTAAGTCTTCGTTATGTGCTAAACGGTCTTCAAGCTCCTTGATACGTCTATCTTTGGCGTCTTCTTCCTGTTTAGCTTTCTCTTCGTCTGAAAGTTCCTTGATACTCTTGTCGTTGTTTTCGTACTTAGCAAGTTTAGCTTTGAGTTCCTCTACTTCTTTTAAAGCTTGGTGCTTGTCTTCTTGCTCCTTACTAATACGCTTTTGTAACTTCTTAGCAATCTTGTCAGCGTCTACTGGTTTCTTATCTTGGACGTCCTTCTCAACCGTTTCGACGTTTTCTTGATTGTCTTGAACATCAGTTACTTGTGTTGCTTCTTCTGTATCCATAATTGGACCTCCTACTCGCATTTAACGTCATGGGAGACAGTTTACTCAAGTTGTTCTTTAACGACTGCAGCTACGGAAAAAGTCATCGCTTTAACACTACTTTTTTAGTTTTGCATTTAATTTAAAAAATAAACGTTTGTACCAAGGTTGACGTTTGAATACAGATATCTTTCGATGGATGCTCTTGTGTGGATCAAAATAATAGCTTTTGGCACAAAAAGTAATGTTAACTTCGACAAAATCACCATTGTTTACTGTTTTTGTGGTTGTGGTGCCATCAATGTTCGTCACGACGTAAGGTACTTCGTAATTATCGATCAATAGTGCATCTTTGTACTCTCTTACCTTTGGCAATCTTTCTTTTCTCATAGTCATCCCTCCTTAGGAATTTTCGTGGGAATTATTTTCACCATCAACCCAGTAAGCGCTAATCCCGCATCTACAATTTGGGTGAGCTGGAACAATTGGACAATCATCTATCTCATAGACACCTTTGCCAAAGCCATCATCATTGTTCACGATATCACTGCAAATCTTACATGCACCCGGTTCAGCGTGCCATTTACAAAATCTATAGTCCATCTTAATCAACGAACTAACCTGTGCTTTATGCTGTACTCTAGCGCTCTCAGTACGTGCGATGCGCTCAGTAACATATCTGTGGTTAGCAACTGTTTGCCGCACATGTTTCTTAAGCAGCCTTGCCATCTCTCGTGGATTGTCTCCACGTATAATCCCTGTTGATATAACTGCATCTAATTCAGCTTTTAAAGCGTCTATATTTGCCCATATTCGTTGGCTAAAGTTAGCACTGCCCGTTTGAGCCATTATGATTGTAGCAACCGTCAAGCTAGACCATAACGATGTTTTAGTTAGATCTTTACCTAAGATACTAGATTGACGTTTAACTTCATCCATATAGTCATCTCGAACCTTTTCTCGCATCTCGCCGTCTATATCCATACCTAAATCAACCATAGTTAATCCTATTTGTGATTTTAGGTACTCAAGTCGATTAAGCCGCATGGTTGCATTGTAAACTTTCATACGTATGTTTTCTTCTGTTGTAAAATCTTTACGAGATACTTTCCTACCTTGTTTTCTAATCCTGTTAGCTTTAGCTACAAGCCTTTTTGCTTCACGCTCATATTTTTCTATGTCAAGTTTGTTAACTGCTTTATAAGCCCCTGTAACGTCAACGTTATCACCGTGTATCTCAACTATCTTCTGATATTCTACATCGATTTTGTCATTGATATCGTCAATGACTCTGTCATAATAATCAGTAAGTCTGTCATTAAACTTCCTATCGTTCTTCAGGTTTTGAGCTATCCGCTTCTCCTCGGCTTGTTCTCTGGCTTTCCAGTACGCTTCGTTCTTCCGGTTCTGCATCAGTTACACCACCTTTGAACATATCAGTCGCATTAATTGAATTCTGCAATGATTGTTTGATAAGATTTTCCTTTTCTGCATCCATCTTTTCAATCTCAGCTTTAGGATCATCAACAATAGATAATACTTTAAGCTGTGTTTCTTTAGATACAACGCCTTCGAGTGTCTTAGCTGTATTTGCTTCGTCTGCGTCGTTTACTGGTATGTTACGTTTAAACGTGAACGACAAGCCAGTTTTGATTTCATTAACTGAAGTGCTGCCGATAACCTTGCCCAAGCTTACGATATTGCTTAGAAAATTAGTTAAAGCTATCGTGAATTTACGTTCTTCTAACGCTGCTTGATTCTGCATGCTTAGCAGCTTATATCTAATAGCCACGCCGCTAGAGTTCCCACTAAACGCCTCATCGTTTAAATTGGCTACCATCGCTGTTTGAAAGATATCATTAACCAAACGATCAAGCATGTTTTCTTGCATATTGTCGCTGTCCGGTTTAGATAAGAATTCAAATTTTGCATTTGCTGCTTCTGGCGATGGATCATTAAACACGCGCTTGCCGCCGTTAAAGTCAAGGATTGGCTTACCTGTTTTAGGATCCTTAGGCAAATTAATACCCAACATTAGAAGAAACGACTGATCAAAATATTCGAGCTCGTTAGCTTTTTGTGAGATTGCATTATCGTACGTATCAACTAAGGTTCTGATCTTACCAACTAAAGATAAACGTTCTTCATTTGCATAGAACTCTACCGCCGGAACTTCTTTAAACGGAACGATATCTCCTGTTTCTTCAAGTTCCCCGTCTCTGCCGATACTATAAACCTTACTATCAGTATAGACTTCCCCAACTAACTCAGAATTAAAATAAGCATATCTAACAAACGCAATAGGTTTACGCTTGATACTTGTATCATAGATAATAAAACCTTCATCCGGTGGCACTACTGCAACACAAGTATTACTATCTTCGTCTTGATAAGCCAACATGTAGGACGATCCATAGATTGCCACTTGCTTGGCTACTTCTGATAATTTGTCTGTAAACGTGTTAACCTTCAGCCAATCCTGTAACAGTTTGTTCTTACCATCATCTTCTAGCTGGATTTTAACCGGCGTTCCCATAAAGTATCCGATATACGTATCCACAACGTAATTAGCCCAATTACTGATTACTCTGTTATCTGGTCTAAAACTGTTAGGATCAAACTTCTTCTTTAAAATCGAATGCTCGCCAGTATAGTAGCGGTAGTTCTCTCCATACGTTGTGATGCCTCTGTTATAGTTAATAAACGTTAAAACATCTTCGCCTGTTAGTTCTTCATTTGGATAAAGATACAGGCCTTCCTTAGATATATAAGCACTGCCAGCAATCTTTACACTGTCTGCCACGCTGCCACCTCCTAAATGTAAACTGAATTGATAAATTGAGCATCATTGTTTAGATGTTCGTTATAAATCGCGTATCTCATAGCATCCATTACGTCATCGTTTTGTTTGACTGGTTCGCCTGTTTTATCATCCCAGATGTATGTATAAATTTCATCTAGGAAACTTTGCACTGCTGAACTCAAAACAAAAAAGCGTCCTAACTTCATCAGTTTAGCCACGCTTTCTATTCCTGCCATACGTGCTTTATTTGCATTTCTGGTGTTTATTCCATTACGTAAGAACTCATTGTAATTATCCGGCCTTGCTCCGTCTATAAAAAAGGTAACGTTGTATCCATATCTTTTCTGAATGCCCTTAGCAATATTAACCCAATAATCAATGAATTTGTGTTTTTTAGTATGTTCTTCAATTAGATAAGTGTTTCCCTTGTCGTCGTCTCCAAACAACACTATTGAGCCTTTGTGTTCATATCCCCAGTCAACTCCCGCATAATAATGTAAATCCTTCGGAACTTTGTCTACTAGCATACGTTTTTTATCGAAATCTTGATAAACCATGCCTTCCCCTGATACCCACAAGCCTAAAACATCCCGCTCATACATCATACCACTTGGTGTCATCGCTTTTTGGTCGTTGATATACTTTTGGCCTAGAAAGGACTCATTATCATCCAAAGTAAAATGCGTGGATGATACTCTAACTTCTGGCTTGTCGTTATCTAAATAATCCACCTTCAGCCAGTGCTGGGGGTGGTCCGGATTAGTGTCACATATAATCTTGGCTTCATCTGCTGAACATCTATCCATGATTTCTTTAAACACATATCTATTAGCAAGGGATGCTTCATTAACGTATGCACCCCATGCTGTCATCATTTAATACCCCTGGTTTCCCAGTATTTTAAAAAGGGATTAGACTATATCTTCAATATTAATAAATAATATTGTTCCGCACTTCCAAATAAGGAATTTCACCTTAAATGTACTCCATAAAGGATAGTCGTTACACCTTCCTTGATTATCAAGGCTTGGCACGGTATTGTCATGCAAATTCAAAATGTAAACCTCTATATTGTTTATTAGATGGTGAAATTATTCTATATACATAACCAATCATTTATATAACCCCCTATGGTGCTTATATAAATGACTATACTAAGAATTTGTTTAGATTTCTACCGTTAGCATCTTTAAAAGATACACCTAACATTTATTAGTTCACGGAATTACGTGGCTAGACTATTAACCACGGATGGCACCTAAGCCACCAATAGAACCAGTATAAGCTAGAACGACTTTAACGCCAAATAAAGTGAAATTACCATGCTTGTCAAACTTGAATTCTATTCCATACTTGTTGCGCAATGGATTAAGTATATTCTGTTCGATCGTCTTAGATGATACACCAGCAAGGATATATTGTGGCTCTCTGAATTTAACTGCATCCGCTCGTTTTCTAACTGCTCGTAATTCCATTAGAAACAAGTCATTGTCAATTACAGTCTTCCCAGAACGCTTAGCACCATAGTTAATCATCAATCGAAAGCCTTGCTTGTACTTCTTCAAAACTTCGATTTGGCGTTCGCTATACATCTGTCTTAGGCCCATCCTCTTTCACTTCCTTTTCAGCCAATGAGTCTAATTTGTCTAGATATTCGTTTAGTAACTCTACGCCACTCGAGCCACTTTCTTTGAGCATCTGAGCTTTGAACTCTGCAATATTTGCTTCTGCGTTCGTCTTACGTGATCTAGCTTTAGCAAGCTTGAGTTCATCTGGTGATAACTGACTATCGTTGTATTTATCACGCCAGTTGTTCTTTAACCAAAAAATCATAGCGGTTGTATTACCGTTGATAGCCTTTTGAAACAACTCTCGTTCAACAATGAAGTTGGCTGTTTCGCGTCCCACTTTTAGAGATTGCCTTATCTGCTTGTATTTTTGCTTCCAATGGTTGAGAGTGTGGACACTTATGCTCATATTATGAGCAATTTGTTCATCAGTTAAACCGTTTCTTTTCCATCCCTGGAGCAAAACTAAATTATCATCCTCTAGCCACTTTTGATACAATCCTTTAGCCACGATCTAATTCACCACCTTTCAATCACAAGTCTTAACCTAATTGATTTAACGTCCTTCTGAAACCATGTAAAGTTTCTCACACCTCTTATTAACGCCCCCAGCATATGTACCACGCGCCGTTTTAAACTCCCAAACAACCTTAAAACGTGGATCTGGAATGTTGTAGCCGGAAATAATTACAATATTTCTCTTGGACATCTCAACACACCAGTCATAGAACAATTGATAATCGAGCTCGAATTTATAGTCATTTTTTGTGTTTTGGTACGGCGGGTCAAGATAGAGAATAGCATTTTTAACATTTGAAAATGCTGTATAGTCATAATTAGTTAGTTTCAGTTTTTGTGTTTGTTGTAATTGCCCCAACTGTTGCAGCCGTTCCAGTTGTGCCAGCCGTTCCAGTTGCGTCAGCCGTAGTATTTGTTTCGGTCGCCCTGGTTGCTTAGCGTTTCGGTAGATTTCCGTTTGCCTATAGCCACTAAACACATCATGTTTTTTTATAATTTCAATTGCGAGATTGTATTTTTCGTTAGACTGTTCTTTGTTGTACAAGTACCTCTTTGAATTATTAGCGAAAGAATTGACTAGCAATTTAAGATTGTCATCAACTGTTTTTTCTTTTTTATCACGAATAGTCAGAAACTCGTCACGTGAAACAATCAATGCTTTGAGCCATTTTCTATCTTGTGAGATGACTCTTACAAACATATTTGTAACATCGCTGTCTAAGTCGTTGTAGTGAACCCACATATCATTCAATAGCAACTCTGCAGTAATTGCACCGCCACCGCCGAAAACGTCGTAAACTGGTATATCACTTCCGAAGTTTTGCTTGATTATCTCCACGATTTTTTTGGATACTTTTTTCTTGCTTCCAACATACGGGAGCCCAATAGGTTTTCCTTTTCGAATTTTTTTGTCGTCTAGTTGTAAAATCGGAACCCCCCTTGATTGCATAAAAAAAGAACAGTCGTTAAAACTGTTCTCTGTAAAGGAATAGAATGAAAAATGATAGTTAATTGAAAACCCAAAACATGAGTAAAATATAAAATGCAATTATATCCACATAACGCTGCGGCCACGGTATGGATAGTGCCATACACGCAAAGTAGCGTTCCGGGATCGAACCGAAACCACACTCCTACAAATATTATTCCAAAGTGGAGGCATATTCTCAGCTACAAACAACCAGAGAATATCATCGTCAAATGCTAAAGTCATTTAATGTCAGAGTGTGGCGTACCTACACACCACATAAAAGGCGAGTTAAACTCGTCTCGCTGTCTTTGAAGCTAATTATTAAGTTTTGGAATTGAAATGAATAAACTATGTCTTTCGACAATAATATAATAACACTTTTTTCGTTTAATTTCATCCTTTTTGTTTTCAATGTACGTTCCCAAGAAATCCCTTTGGTTTCCACTTTTATGCAATGCTCAAATATAAATGTGTAGATCTGGGCAATGTAAATTTTGGACTTCTAAGATATCAGCAAATTCATTTAAAGCTTGTTTTCTAACTAAATAATATCTTGTTTTCTCATAATGCAACATCTGCATTGCTTCAGCTGCACTCGTCTCTCCAGTTATGTTACTAAATACCACTTTTAACTCGTGTGATCCTTTATCTATCGTTTGCCTAACTCCATCTACAATCGCCTTCGCATACAAATATTTGACCATCTTATTTTCATTGCTGTTTCCAACACTACCCCCAGGCATACCACTTAAGCTTGGACTCTTTAATTTTTCCGGATTAGCCTGCATACATATATCATACAGTCTAGGATAGTATCTTCTGTTTGTCAGAAACTTTACGACATTATCAGCCGTTCCATCATAATCGATTTGAGGTAAATCTAATAACATATCTTCCACAAGCCCACACTCCTTATGATATTTTTGTTTAAAGCTCTGTAATAATATTATCTCAATAAACCGAAGTGCCATCAGTATTTGTTAATTTACGGTATTCATACTGCCTACCCCATATTTCGCTATATGGTACTTCCTTGTTGTTCTCGTCAAAATATTTGATGGTATCTTTTTGTTGCCCTCTGCAGCATTTGAAATGAACTTTCAAACCGTCTTCAAATAATATTTCACCTTTTAAATCAAAAACCATACTTACACCATCATTAAGCTTAAAAACATTATCACTGTCATAAAGACAGCAACATAGCCTACATTCTCTATTAATTCTAAAGTTTTGCCTTTATCTTCGCGTTTCATTGAATATATAAAGCAGCTTACTACCATATACGTTATTCCTACCGCAATCATTCCATAGACAATTAATTGTTTCATTGTTTTGCCTCCCTAAAGCTCATCACTTATTGAATAGCCAACAACATTCTCTTTACCAAGATCGAAACATGATATCATTTCTTGATTTGCTTCGTCATCAAAGTGGCTAACTAAGAGAACTGTCTTACCACCTTCGCATAATTCTTTTGTGCTTGAAACATCATCTAAAATAAATGCTTCCCCATTTGCCAAAAAACACCTTTACACAATTATTCATCTTAATCAACCTCTCTTCTTATTACTCTAAATAACTAAAAATACCAATCGTGACAACTGCTGACGCGGATGCAACACATACAACTTCGCCTATTCCTATTAGATAAAAGCCTGCTCCGCATACGCCAAGCGCATCAAGTATATATCCTGCAATAACTCCAAACGCGCTTACTCCTGAAATTATTGTAAAAATTAACGCCATGATCTTTTTCATATTAAAACCTCTTTCTTTTCTTAAATGTTCTGTATTTGTAAATCTTGTAATTTGTTCTTGCAATGAATGAAGCTCTATCAATGTATTGTGACAACGATCTATAGTCTTTTCTTCCCAAGAACTTAGCTACATCTTGCAAGCTGTAAAATTGATGCTTTTCTTTAGTAACAGCATCTATCAAATAATACGACTTTACCCGCTTATAATAATTATCAATCACGTCTTCCATACCCAGCCTCTTGGCTAGACGTTTCGCATACTTAATTCCATATCTCCGAAATGCTTCAGTTGGCAGCATATCCTTGTTGATCAACTCAGATATTTCTCTAATTTCGGCTTGTGTTAGTCCTACCCTGTCCATCACTCCTATATCTCTAGCTTTTAAGATTCTATCCCAGCTTTCTTTTAACTCATCGGGCAGCTCCTTTATATGATCGTCCCACTCCATAATTGGTCTCCATTGTTCTAACTCGTGAATTGCTGTTATAAGCTCCATTTTTACCTCTCCTTATCGTTTTAATATTATACCGGTATAAATGCCTTGCCACGCCCTCAAAACGTGTGACCAGCTCAAATCTTGTGGATGCAAGGTGGTGTTACAGGCTTACGAAGAACATGTTACGGAGTTTTGCTCCTCTCAATTTATTTGGCCTGTAACGTATTTAAAAGATTAAGTAGGTTTTATAAACCCTAATTTTTGGCAATAAATTCGCTTGGTTGCTGCAGCATGAATTAATGGGAAAGGGAAATTTACACCTACCTTTTTAATAAATTTTGTTGTTTGCAGCTTCCTTACATCTTTACCACCTATGACTTAGCATCCTTTGACAGATACTAAGTCTGTACTGTGTCGCTATTTGTGAGATCCTGATTTACGGTTTTTTGTGTGAATGTATACCGTTCAAATAACCACGTCAGCATTTAACAGTTTTACGACTTGTTAAGGTCAAAATTTAACATTCTTCTGAAGCAATTGGTTTAACATTCTTCTGAAACATCATAGTTTTTTGAAATTCTGTCTAGCACTAAAAATATGGCTATTAACATTAAAGCTATGATTCTCATAACAGGGCTTCCTTTAGATAAAGCTAGTTCAATAACCATAATTATTAAAGAGATTATCATGATGATATCTAATATTTTTGAATTCATATTTTTTCTCCTTACAGTACGTTTATTTCTGCCTTAACCCAAATATCGCTTTCATCTCCTGCATTTCGAATTAAGCTTTCAAGCGTATCATAAGTTCCAAAAATTTGATTAGTAGTTAAATTAACAACTGAATATCCACCATCTGCATTATCTGCTATGAGCCATCAAGCACCAGCACAATTTTTAATTGTGTTGCCTACTTGGTACATATCTTTACGACTGTTATTTTTAAAATGGTGCTTTGTGAGCGTCACGTACAAGATTTCCAAGTTGTGTAGTAACGTTTAATTCAGTTACTAGCGTGTCTAAATCTTCAATATCGTTTAAAGCCATAATACGTTGTTTTAGATAATCAATATCTTTTTTTGTTTGTTCGTGCTCTCTAGTTACTTTGTCTTTAAATGGTTCTAGTGGTTTCGAACCTTCCCAACCTTTGACGCTGTTTAAAAATCTTCGTACTTTATATAAAGAATAGCAACTAGGTGTAGCTCCACCTTTTAACCATCTACCGACTGTTGTATCATCAGCTTCAATCCTTCTTGCTAATTCTGCAATTGGTAAATCTTTATCTTCTTTGTATTCTTTAAGCTCTTCAATTTCTTCCATCAATTTCATTTTTCTTCCTCCTCTAACTCAAAAACTGCAAATGATACATGCGCTTTTATTCCTACTATCGCAAGCGTTGCTACTAACTCAGCAATCCACAGCTTGAATAGAAACATATCAAAAAAATAGAATATCCCTAAAATCAAGATTATAACATTTACAAAAATTGCAATTCCTACTAACCAAGATAATAATTTATTTAGTATTTTCATCTTCTGCATCTCCATCAAGTTTGTAATCAACGATTAGCTTAGCTTTGACTAATGTATCGCCTTCGTCTCCCACTGTTAGTTTCAATTCTTTTAAAGATTCATACATTTTTGACGATACAGTTGCTGTGTATAAATTTATAAGGAAATATTCTGTACATCCATTAGAAGCAGCCTTTTGGCAAACTAAATAAACATTCCCAGCATCTTCAATCACACTTCCAACTTTATAAATATTTTTGTTTTTATAATCTTTATTTTTGTATTCAATTTCCATTTTTAAGTCTCCTTTAAACTAATAAAATTTCAGCATGTCCCAGCATCTTTTTTTTGGCTGTTTCACACATTTTTTTCTCAACTTCAAAACCGTATGCACTGCGATTCAATTCAGCTGCAGCTCTTAACGTGCTGCCACTACCTGC